ATGATTTATAAACTTTATAAACTAATCATGAAAATAGTTAAGGTGTTCTTTATTTTTATTGGTGTAGTAATCACACTGATTTTTGTAATCGGTTCTTTTTTAGATGTCACTGAACCAACAGCAGATGAACAACAGAAACAGTTAGATCAGTCAGCCAATGAAGCACGGGAAATTATTGCTAGAGTTCAACAAAAAAATAGAGGACGAATTTCTGTCGAAAATATTATCTATAGTGAAGGTGTGGCTATAAAACTTTGTTCGAACGCTGTTCATCATTTAGGCGTTGATGGTGTTGAGTTTAAGATACTTAAATCGCGCCAACTTGAAAAAGATTCACAACGTCCTAGGTGGCGTTCAGAGGGACAAACTTTGATGTTCCAAGACTTATACGAAGCTGTAGGCGGCTACAGCTGTATGATTACAGTTGATTATGTGGAAAACCATATTTTTGTGTCAAAACTGGATACTCCGAGCGGTAAATCGTTAGTTGGTAAACCAGACAACACATTTACAATAGTTACTCAGTAAGAAGAGGCCGCGCAAGCGGCCTCTTCTTGTAACACATAACACATTTGAAAATTATGAATGTTAGTTGGAATGTGGTTACTTCTGGTTGTAACATAATGAATATTAGGCAATATTTATTATTTCAACTGATTGTGATAGATTTTTATCAGATGAGTTAGTTGTTATGATTTTAGAGGTTCACAGTGAAAGAGTTGATTGATGCAATTTTATCAAGAATGAAAAGCCCTATACTTGGTTCATTTTGTTTAATTTATGCTTTGTATCATATTAAAGAGATCGGTGTTTTCATTTGGAGCAAGCAGGAAGTTAAGCTGCAACTTCTCCATCAGTTTGAGTTTAACTATAACGAGCTAATTATGTTTTTTTTCGTGGCTTTTTGCTATGTGGTTATTTTGGAGTGGCTACAATTCGCGATTGATTATTTGGTAAAGAAATCTAGATATTTTAGAGATAAGTTAATACATGAACAAAATGTAGAGCTTGCAAAGCTGAAGCATCAAGCAAGTAATGAATATCAATCAAAGTTGGCAGAGAAAGAATTAGAATCATATTCAGACGAAAAAAAAGAATTCGAGAAAAAGATAGAGCAGTTAGAAAAGCTCAAAGAGCATCAGAATGATATGATTGATGGGCTTACAGAGGAAGTGAACAGCTTTGGCAAATATAGTGTAATAAATAAATGGGAACCATCTTATAAAAAGCTAAGTTTATTATTTGATAAGCATGGAATTAAAAAGGTTAATGGTGAGTATCAGGTGGAAATGTTAGCTTCTCTGGATCAAGATAAAAGAATTCCGTTGGATAAAATCACTGAAATTGTCAAGGAAATTGAAAAGTTTAACAAGTATATTGAAAAGCTAAAAGAAAAAGAGGAAGAATTATTGCTATAGTGATTACTTTAAGTTTTGTATATAACATAAGCTTGTTTCATATATAAAAAACAAGAATCCTAGTGGTAACAAAGAGGCCAATTAAAATATATATTTTAATTGGCCTTTTTCTTTGTGAGTTACGTATGAAGAACTTATTGTGTAAGCTTCATAGCTCGGCTGTTGGGGCACCAACCACATCAACAGATAGCTTTTAATGTTACTTATTTTAGGGGTGCAATATAGGTAGCTTATTTAGGTTTGAACATAGAGTTAAGTAAAACCAATACTGTTCATTCCATTGGAAACTACCCTTCTTTTGTGGGAAAAAAACAATATCAGTATGATCCCACCCATTAAGAACATTATTCATAGTATACCAATTGCCTGCTCTAGGGGATTTAGGCCAGAAAAGGACTCCTTCATCGTTATATTCGGAAACAGGGAAATAGTTTTCCTCTTCAACACCAAGCCACGGATACTGTTGTGAGATAACAGGCACAAGGCCATCATTTTTTTGCCACAATTCATCAATCTCAGCCTTAGCTGGCCATCGCCGGTTTTTCTCTGGCCAGTATTCAGTTTTAATGAGTTTTTTAATAGAATAATTGCCGATAGCTTTACCGAAGCGCTTTAGGAAAAAGTGGAAATCCTTGGGCTTTTGTTGTGTAACATAACTAAAGTAAGTAGTATCTTCATAAACTTTAAACAGCTTGTTTAACTCTATCGTTCCTATGACTGACAAGCAATAAGCAGCATTGTCTTTACCGTAAACAAAATCTTTCAAATTAACTTTGAAAATAAATAACATATTTAACAGCATTTCTAGTTTTTCATTATATATAATGTTTGATTTGTTTTTCCGAGTTACACTCCATTGATCTAAATCCCAATTATATCCACCCGTCTTTAATATTTCTTTCACATCATGCATAAAACTATCCCAGTTAGAATAAGGGGATATAAAAGCATGCCACCTAGTCTTCAATAAGTTAATAGGTGATAGTCCGAGAAAATCATACATCAATCGCCTGTTTAGGATGAAAGGATATGATGTGCCTTTGTAATAACCTGTTTTTTCATCGAAATTGCATACTGCATAAGGAGCAGTAGTTCCATTGAGCACACCAGAAATACTTGTTACGGATCGAATCCAGCGGGCACTCGTTTTATAAGGAGGAAATAAATCGCCTTGAGCTAACATATATTGCAGTAGCAGAATGGTCCATGCTCCCTGAGAGTGTCCGACTAAATGGATAGGGTGATCTTTATCCCAAGCACTGTATAAGGGCTTGTTCCCTTTTTTCCAATTAGGAAGTTTTTCTACCTTTAGGTGGTCAGTCAAAGTTTCCTTATGGATATGAAGTTCTTCATATCCATCGCATTTGTAAACACAATCGCGATCACAATCGTCTTCCTTATACCCCTTAATTTGATAAAATAACTCTCTCGCCCGATCCCAATAAGAAGAGATTGGACCGACGGATGCAAACTCTATTTTATACCCCTCTACATCATGTGCTCTTCCCCAGTAATCTCCAAAACCTGCCTCATGCTCACCCCAGCCTAGAATTCCATGAACAAAGATGATGGGATAATTATTCTTTTCAGCCATTTTCTCCTCCTTCCATACTTCCATGTCGTAAGTAAAAGATTCAACTTCAGAAAAACACCATTGGTTATTTCAAAATAATCATTATCTAATGATAGCCAAGAAAGGTAACTGTCTAGCAGCAGTATTAACAATTCGTTGCTATTATGGCCATTGGGTGAATGGTCAGATTTTACTCCTTATCTGGCAATCAAAATGGGATTATATCAGAATTTCATTCTGCCTAATGTGCACCTGTTCTGTATCAACTACGTGTTAAATGAACGGCGTTGATTGACTAATCAATGCACTCTTTCGTGAATAGTTATTCGATTTGATTTTAAATATCTCCTGCTTGAATAAATAGAGTAACAATTCAAAAGAGGCGAAATAATGAAAGATAAAGCAGAGTCAAATCAGTATACAGAAACAGAAATTCTCAAAATGAAACAGGCAGCTAGTGAAGCCTTTATCACTCACTACGTAACAGAAGTATGTAAATACCTGAAGGAATCACCAGCCGCTCACCTAGCACAATACGAAGCAATGCTAGATGAAATAGACGAACAACACAGTGGAAAGTAATGCGAGTCCATATACCTAAACAATGCACTTATCCCGGCTGTAAGGCTGTTGTATATGACGGAACAACACGTTGTAAAGCACACACAAAGGAAATACCCAAACGACCTCATACAGCTAATAAGAACGCTAGCTTTTACAATAGTCGCGCATGGAAGAATCTATCTTATAAGAAACGCTTAGCTAATCCTTTATGTGAGGACTGTCTAAGCCGTTCTGTCTATAAGCAAGCAAATATAGTGGATCATGTTATTGAAATTAATGATGACTATAGCAAGCGCTTAGATTGGGATAATCTTAAAAGCCTTTGCTATTCATGCCACTCAATAAAGACACACGGTGAAAAGAAACGCCGTCAGAAAGAAACTGTTTCAGGCTATTGGTTAATCGAACAAATTAAGCAAATCAAAAGAAAGGATAACAAGAAATGATACCAGTTCAACAACTCAATGAGGTTCTATTCGAATACAAAGATCAATTCGTTTTCATACTGATAGATGATGAATGCAACATTACCTTTATGGACTTTCTAACAGGTGAAACACTACCTACACATAATGAAGAAGGTGAACCATTGCCGATCATCAGTGAATATCTGCACTACGTATTAGATTTTGTAAAACAGCAATCAACGCAGTAGACAACAATATACTCAACACGAAATACCAGGCGCTCCTACCTACTATGTAAACAACTTAGCCTTTCAGCAAAAAAACCAACCAATTTTCCCCGAAAACCCCTTAGAAAACAGTGAAAAACAGCTTGTTGGCTCCTAAGTAGGGGGGCTATGTGCTTTTCTATGGTTTTCACACGGACAGTCAACGCTGGACAAGTTTTTACAACGCGCAGACCTTTATACCCCAAAAGTGTGGAACTAAATATAACAGTAAATTAGACAGGGGGTTATATGGCAAAGCCTAAAAAACCTAATTGGATTCCATCTACAGCAACAAAGTATTTTAAAGACTTCGTTGATACGATGGAATCAAAAGGTATTGAGTCAGCAGAATATAAATATATGGGTGCTTTGTTTGCAGTTGAATACAACGAGTATATAAGTGCAATAAAAGATATTGAGGCTAACGGGCAAACAATCACTGTAAAAGGTGCTAATGGTTATCCTGTTTGCAAACAAAATCCAGCAGTTCAAACAAAGCAAGCAGCATTTAAAAACATTATGGAAATAGTGAAGCAATCCGGTTTATCTCCTAAATCCGCTAAAGATATTAACGGTAGTAAGGAAGATGAAAATGCCGAGGTGTTGAAGAAATTTTTACAGGGATAATATGCGCAACGAATTCTATAAAAATAAAATGGATGAACTTTATAAAAATAAAGAGTCAGCATGGCTACCACTTGATGAACAAACAGAAGCTTATGAACTAGAACGAATCAAAGCTACACAGTTATTAAGGCAATGGAGCACAATATAAACGAAATGAAAAAGCTATATGGCTTAAAGGATTAAATAAAAATGGAATTGGATATAGAAAAGTATTCTTATCCAAACCTTAAACCTAACGAGCAAAGTTACAAATGGTGTCATAGATACTGTTATGACGTTTTGAAGGGGAATATTCCTGCTAATAAATGGATCAAGTTAGCAGCACAAAGACACTTTAAGGATTTAGAAAAGTCAGAAAATGATAATTATCCTTACATGTTTGATGTTGGACACGCACAACGTGTAATAGATTTCTTTCAGTATATTGACCACACAACAGGCGAACTTGCTAGAACACCTATTAAGTTAATGCCGTGGCAAATTTGGATATTTGCATCGATCTTTGGTTGGGTTAAAAAGGAAAAGGATAAGCGCACAGGAAAGCATCTAAGACGTTTTCGAACAGCAACAATATTAGTAGCGCGTAAGAATGGTAAATCAACTCTAGCGGCTGGTATTGGCTTGTATGGGTTACTTGCTGATAAAGAAGAAGGCGCACAAATCGTATCAGCGGGAACGACTAAAGAGCAGGCTATGATTTCATGGCGTGACGCTTCAAAAATGTTATCTGGTTCAGCTTTCAAGAAAGTAACTAAGAGCTATCAGAACCGCTTAGAATTCCCCGCAATGTTCTCTAATTTCAAAGCATTAGCCAGTGATTCTAATTCATTGGATGGTTTGAATATTCACTTTTGTATTGCTGATGAACTACATGCATGGAAAGACAGAAATCTATGGGGTGTATTAGAGACCGCAACAGCAGCACGTCAACAATCATTAATGCTTGGTATTACAACAGCAGGGACGATCCTTGATGGAATTTGTGTAGATTTGCTTGATTACGGGAAAATGATTCTTGAACAAATAGAGAATGATGATACTTGGTTTCTAGCTAATTACACGATAGATGAAGGGGATTCAATAGACGATCCTGTAGCTTGGATGAAAGCAAATCCGGCATTAGGTGAATTTAAAAAAATCGATGATATGGAGCGGCTTTGTAAAAAAGCAAAACAGATTCCAAGTGAACGAGCCAACTTTTTTACAAAGCACCTTAATGTTTTCGTTAATAGTTCTGAAGCATGGCTAGATATGAACGAGGTAACGGCTTGCACTGACACTAATTTAAAACTGTCAGACTTTAAAGGCCGCAAGTGTTACATAGGCATGGACTTATCACAGAAATGCGATTTAACAGCTATATCTTTGATATTCCCTGATGAGGATGGCGGGATAAGTATATTTCAGCGACATTATTTACCAGAAGATATGGTGCAATTGGTTCCTGAAAGACTTTCACAGTTATATACAAAATGGGCTAACTCAGGTCATTTAACTTTAACAGAAGGTAACGTTGTTGATTTCGAATGGATTAAACGAGATTTACGCGATTTTGCAACAATGTTTGATGTTCAGGAAATTGGTTACGATCCATATGCAGGAACACAGCTAGCAATTGAATTAATCACAAAAGATCAGTTGCCAATGGTTGAAGTTCGACAAGGCGCATTAACTCTATCTGAACCTAGTAAGTTACTAGAAGCATTATTCAAAATGAACAAAGTCAGATATGACGGTGATCCTGTTTTTGAATGGTGTTGCTCTAATTCACTTATTACGGAAGATTTAAACGGAAATATAAAGGTTCATAAAGAGAAAGGGGCTAAATATAAAAAGATTGATAGCCTTATCGCTTTGATAACAGGTCTACAGAGAACAGTTCTAGAGGAAGGAACGAAAGAAACCATTTATGAAGAAAGAGATTTATTTCTTTTATAGGTGGTAATTACATGGAGTAAATAAATGATTGTGGATTATAACGGTAATCCATTGTCTTTAGAAACAAAACAAGAATACGCAGTTAACAATCCTAATCTATTAGCATTATTGGCAGACGGTGAAAATACGCAAGTTGCGGGAATGGATGTTTCCGGCAGTAAATCTATGCGTCATTCCACTGTCTACGCTTGCATTCGTGTTATTTCTGAAGCACTTGGACAGCTAAAACCGAAACTATTTAAAATTGATGGTGGTGTTAAAAAAGAGATTAGTAATGAAAGCTCACAACTATCAAACGTATTAACGCGACAACCAAACGACTTTCAAACGTGGAATGAATTTCTTGAACAAATTGCAATTCATTTATGCGTGGATGGTAATTTCTACGCTTATGTTAACCGCAATTCTCGCGGTGTCCCTGTTGAAATAATTCCTTTTTTACCAAGTCAGGTTTCTATAAATACTGCCATTGATGGATCGGTTTATTACGATTGTTCTTTTGGTGGTGAACCTGAACAGCCAACAGAGTTTAAGCGACTGACAGAGCATAACATTCTGCATATTCGCTTTATGACGTTTGACGGGTTGCATGGTATGTCGCCTATTGCATTTAACCGTGGCTCTATTGGGCTTTCAATGGCAGCGGCTAAACATGGTGAGCAATTTTTCACTAATTCAGCAACACCTAACGGGATCATTCGAACAGAAAAATCACTATCAGAAAAAGCAATTAAACGACTAAAACAAGGCTGGAACAACCTTCATAAAGGCGTTACTAACAGCAATAAACTAGCTGTATTAGAAGACGGCTTAGAGTTCCAACAAGTAAGCATTTCGAATAAAGATAGCCAATTCTTAGAAACTCGAAAATATCAACGCTCTGAAATATGCGGTATTTTCCGTGTTCCTTTGCACATGATTGGTGATCTTGAAAGAGCAACATTTTCAAATATCGAAGAACAATCAATTAGTTTTTACCGTGATTCTATTTCTCCTTATATCGAGAAGATTTCAGCACGTATAAATAGAATGCTGAACACAGGTAAACACAAAAATTATCATTTCGAACTGGATTACAGTCATTTAATTAAGGGTGATACGAAAGCACAAATTGAATTAACAAAGGAATTGTTTTCAATGGGTGCGCTAACACTTAACGAAGTTCGTGAAATGTTTGGATTAGAACCGTTTGAAAAAGGCGGTGATCAACATGTTGTTGCAACGAATAACTACACGTTCGGCAAGTTAGGAGAAAAACCAAAGGAAACGGAGATTCCAAAGAATGAAGAATAAACAATTCAAGGTTGATTTCTCTATTAAGGAAATCAACGAAGAAGGACGTTTTTCTGGTTATGCAAACGTTGCTGATTATAAAGATCATGCAGGTGATGTAACACGGAAAGGTGCTTTCCTAAATAGCATTAAGGCTATTACCGAGTCAGGGCGAAAAATCCCTATGCTTTGGCAGCACCAACGCGATCAAGTTATTGGTGTGTATGACGTTCTGAAGGAAGACGAACACGGCTTATACGTTGAAGGTCAGCTAGTTCTTGAAGTTCAGAAAGCGTGTGAAGCACATGCATTAATGAAAGCAGGTGCTATTTCAGGTTTATCTATTGGCTACGTAGTCAAAAAGGAAACATACGATTCATCTACTAATACCAATTATCTAGAAGAAGTCGAACTAAAAGAAATTTCTGTAGTGACTTTTCCTTGTAATGAATTAAGCCGAGTCGAAACAGTTAAATCACTAATTGGTGATGGTGAAGTTCCAACAGAGCGACAAATGGAAAAAGCACTGAAGGAACAATTTGGACTATCCCAAAAGCAAGTAAAAGCATTTCTAGCACGTGGTTATATAGCAATTGGTGGTGGAACAATTCAAAAAGAAGAATTTGAAAAAGAAATGCAAGAAAAGATTAATCAAATCAAAAACCTCATTTCTGCTATTCAAAGCAATTAATCAAAAAGATAAATAAATAAAACATCGAAGCATACGGGAAGTTGTTTCTAGGCATTCATTCGAACGGGATGTTCGAAGGCGTGTTGTTTTGTAAATGGAGATATTCAAATGGAATTTGAAACACAACTAAATGAATTACTAGAAGGCGTTAAGGCTATTTCTGAAAAAGAAAGTGTTCACGCTGATGAAGTAAAAGAAATCAAAGAAAAAGCTGAAACCTTTGAAGCTTCTTTTAAAGAACTAAAAGAAAAATCAGAGCAATCAGAATCTCAAGTTATCGAGCTGAAGGAAGCAGTTGCAGAACTTGAAGACTCAATCGAAACACTTTCAGCAAAGTCTAACCGTCCTCAACTTTTTGGAAAGGAATCCGAAATGGAAGCAAAAGAAATTAATGTAAAAGAAACTAACCAGTTTCTAAAAGAAACAATTATCAATGCGAAGTCATTCGAATATGAAGGCGCAGAAGGCGAGCTAAAAGTTAAAGCTGGCAATATGAACGTAACCAACGATGCAGAAGGTAAAGTTGCAATCGTTGAAGATATGGAACGTCAGATTCTAAAGCGTTTGCTAGATGATTACGCAATTCTAAACGTGGTTGGTTCTCGAACTCTATCAAGTCCTGAGTTCAAGCGACTAGTTGACGCACAACGTGCGGGTGCGCGTTGGGTAGGTGAGAATACCGCAGCAGCAGCACCACAATTCACCCAAACACCAACACTACAGTTTATCCGTCCTGTTCTTGGTAAGGTTCAAGCGTATTCATTCATTACTGATGAAGCACAGGAAGATCCAGCAGTAGACCTTAAATCCTATATGGTTACTGATATTGCTGATCAAATGGGTCGCGCTATTTCAGAAAGCCTATGGCGTGGTGACGGTGCTAACAAGCCAAAAGGCATCCTAGAACACTTTGATGATGTTGAATCTGTTAAACCTGATGAGGGTGCAGGCGCACGTTCTGTAGAACACTTTGCTCATCGTGTTACTAGCACACAAGGTAAGCTTGCATCCGGCACTGGTTCAACTCTGTCACAGAACATTATTGATTTTCTAATTGATACTGTTTACGCGCTTAAAACTGGCTACCGTGCTAATGCGCGTTGGATGTTCAACCGTAAGACATTCGCAGAGCTAGCGAAGCTAAAAGACGCAGAAGGCCGTTATTACCTAACTAAAGATGTATCAGAAGGTTCAGACGGCACACTACTAGGTTTCCCTGTAACTATTGATGATTACGCTGATGATATTGAAGCGGGTAAATATCCAATTCTATTTGGTGATTTCAAACGCGGTTACGAGTTCATTAATTACCGTGGTATGAAAACGCTACAAGATAACGTTACAGCTCCAGGTGTTACCAAGGTTTATTTTGATCGTCGTGTTGGCTCAATGATTGGTGACAACAAAGCGGTTATTGGTATCAAGGTTAAAGCAGCCTAATTGTAATAAAAGCGGTATGAAAATACCGCTTCAAAATGGAGCGGTATAATGGATTATAAAACTAATAATAAATCCCTAGAAACTATTATTTCAATTGATGAAGCTAAACAACATCTACGTATTTTTGATGATTTCGATAATGATTTAATTCTTAATCAAATCGAAGCAGCAACACAATGGGCAGAAGCTTTTACACATCGTAAGTTATTGCCAACAGACATTCATGGTTATCAGGAAACAGTTTCAAAAGGTGAGGTTATCTTTTTACCATTCGGTGATATCTCTAATGCAGAAGTGAAAGCTTCAGGTGTTGTTATTACTGATGGTTTCAAGGTAAATGAATTCAATAACTCTATTCGCTTTGAAAATAGTTACTTTGATGTGGAGGTTAAATATACAGTCGGCTTTTCTGATGTTTCGGAAGTTCCAGCACCTATTAAGCAAGCTGTATTACTAATCGTGGGTAATCTATACGAGAACCGAGAAGATACAGTTATGGGTGTTAATGCTGCAATGATTCCATTTGGTTCTAAGAACCTGTTAACAACATATCGTTTATTTGAGGGGTGATTATGCGCTCAGGTAAATTAAAACATGTTATTCAGGTTTATAAGCAAACAAAACAAAAAAACGAATCAGGCGAATACGTTAACAACTGGCAATTGATTGCTAAACCGTATTGTGAAGTCAAAGTATTAGATGGTCAGGAAGTAGTAAACGGGAATATTGAAATAGCTATTCAAACAGTTGAGTTTAAAACAAGGTATTCCCGAGTTATTGAGCAATACACACCTGATATGTATATCAGATTTCAAAATAAGAAATACGATATTCAAAGCGTAGATAACGTTAATTGGTTGAATAGGGAATTACGAATTGTTGCTAAGGAAAGACGATGATCAAACAATCAACGTTCCGTGTTCACGGATTAAAAGAATTACAAAAATCAATCCTTGATATAGGAACGGTGTTAGGTCGGAAGTCTGTTCATACAGCAGGGCGTGAAGCAATGAAACCTGTTCTTGCAGCAGCTAAAGAAAAAGCACCTTACGATCCAAATCATGAAGGTGTTCATATAAGAGATGATATTACTTTGTCTGTTACTACAAAGCTCAGAAATAAACGAGCGCGTAAATATGGAACGTTCTTTAGGGCAAGGGTTAAGACAGGGGCGAAAACAGAAGATTACGCTTCACGGCTCGAATTCGGACGACAGGAAAGCACAGTAGAAAGAAATATAATATTCGGCATTAAAGTGCCTAACTACAAAGCAAAGCTAACAATGCTAAACCCGCGTCCGTTTCTGCGTCCTGCATTACGTGAAAACGTTGATTCTATTTTATCTAATTTCAAAGAAAGCGTTAGCAAGGAACTTGATAAATATTCGAGTAATCGAAATCGAGTAGCTAAACAATACATTAACGCTATGAGACAGAAATCAAGGAGAACAAATAATAAATAATGTTTATAACAGATTTAAGAACGCACCTTGTTTCTAAATCTAATATTGAAAAAGTTGTAAAAGATCGAATCTTTCCTAACTACTTGCCTCAAGACGAAATCAAACCCGCAATAGTCTATTCCGATACAGGCTCTACACGAAATATTAGTTATCAGAACCAAGGGACAAAAATATATCGAATTCAATTCAATGTTATTGATGTTGAATACAAGCGAGCTAAGGAACTAGCTCAGTCAATTATTGAAATCTTTCATTGTTGCTCAGGACTCTTAGGAGCAAATCAAATCTTATTAGGTCGCCTAGTAAACGAAAAGGATTTATTCGAAAACAAGCTACACGAAATCGCAATCGAATTCGAGTTCGAAGTGGTTTGATATAAGGAGATAAAAACATGGCTGGTATTAACCAACTAACCACAGGCTATAACTCAAAAGTTTTTTATGTTGAGGGTCTGGATAAAAGCGTAACTCAATGCACAAAAGAAATTACAAATATTCAAAACATTGCTGATATTGCAGATACAGCAGCAACAGTAACTGTTAACCAATATGCCGGTGATGGTCATACTGTAACGCTAGCTGGCATTAAGTCTGTAGCACCATTTGATCTAGTAATGAACTACAAAGCGATTGAACACGAACCACTAAAAGCACTATTTGATAACGGTGAACAAATCTCACTAGTAGTTAAGCTAATTGCAGGTTCAGCGGAAACATATGTTGCAATGAATGCAAATATTCTTTCTTGGAGTCTATCAACACCTGCTGATGGTGTTCGAACTCTAACATGTTCTGTTGGTGTATTAGGTGGTCTTAAAGTCACTCACAAAGCATAAAAGCTAATTGATAAATAAACATAGATGTAAGTCGTTTCCTTAATGCCTCCAAAGGAAACGCTTTCTTTTTATTACATGGGGGCGGCAGTTATATAGAGGCGTATAAAATGGCACTAAGTAAACAAGCAATTCTAGCAGCAGATGATCTTCCAACTGAATCAGTTCACGTTCCAGCATGGGGCGGTGATGTAATGGTCAAGGGTTTGTCTGTTGGTGAAATGGCAAAGGCGCAACGGAAAGCAAATAAAGGAACACAACTAGATCTAATGGTTTATGTGATGATTTACGGTTGTGTTGATGAAAACGGTAAACATCTATTCACAGAGAAAGATGTAAAAGCACTTCTAACAAAGAATCAAGAACCAATTGTAGAAGTAACAAACAAGATTTTTGAGTTATCCGGCTTTGGTCTAACACCTGAAGAAGAAAAGGAAGAAGCGGGAAACTAATAAGGAATAGGGATGAATGGTTTAAAATCAGGCTTGCCATTCATACAGGCTGGACTTTTGAATATATCGAGTCGCTACCTATTCAAACATATCGAAAAATACAAATTTATCACGCATATGAACCATTCGGAGCAAGAACAGAGGCTTTATATCAAGGCTATCTTGTATCGGCAATAGTTAATCAGAATCGTGATTCAAAAAATCAATTGAAACCTGTTGATATATACCCTTGGATTTCGGAAGAAATTCCAGAGGAATATTTAACAGAAGAAGAAAAAGCCGAAATAAAAAATAACAAAATTCTCGAAATGATGCGGGGATTTGGAAATCCAAACGTTTAAGGGGGCTTTATGCCCTCTTTTTTTTGGTTTGAAAAGGAGTTCAAACAATGGCAAAGACTTACACAGTAGCGCGATTGTCTGTTGATTTCGAAGCTAATTCAGCACGATTTCAGGAAGCATTAACAAGGGTTGAAAATCATGCTACTCGAAGCACCAATAAAATGATTAAAACCTTTGGTGAGTTCGAAAGAAAAACACGAATGGTCGCTGATAAATTCGATTCTAACTTAATCAAAATGAATAGGGCAGTTAAGAAAGCATTTGCACCTATTACAGTATCTTTCAATCTGTTCAAGAAAAGCATTAAAAACCTAACGCGACCTTTTAGAACAGTTTACAAGGTTATGTCAGCACCTTTTATCAAGCTATACAAATTGCTTGATAAGGTGAAAAACAAAATAAGTGGAGTAGGGAAAGCTGTTACATCACTAATTAGTAAGTTTAGCAAGTTCGCTATGATCACAGGCGGCGCGGCTGTAGCTGGCTTACTGGCTTTCACCATTCATGCAGCACAAACAACATTAGAAATGCAACGTCTAGGTGATCGTGTTGGTATCGGTTACGAGAAGATGAACGCTCTAAACCTCATTGCTTCAATGTCTGGTGTAACACTGGAACAAGTAACTGATGCAATGAAAGATTTGTCTGTAAGGACACAAGACGCCGCGTTAGCTGGTTCAGGTGCATTACTACCTTTCTTTATCCAGATTAATGAGTCAGCAAGCGAATGGGCGAAGATGGACGCAGCAACAGAGTTTGAGCGTTTTTCAGATGTTCTTTCAAAGCTACCACTACAGCAAGCACAATTCTGGGCTGATGAAATTAACGATAGCATGTATCGAATGCTACCGATCTTGCGTCAAGGTGCTAGTTACTTCCGTAAGATGACAGATGAAGCAAAACTATTCGAAGTGTCACTAGATAACCGTGAAGCAATCATGAAGATGCAAGCGAACCTTGCACGTTTGAAAGGTGTTGCTGTTGGTTTCTTTGGCAACATTGCGGGTGAAGTATCGAAGATGCTTGACGAACCAATGACTAATGCTATCGAGGGATTCACCAAGAAAGCGAAAGAGTCAGGCGGTGTTGATATTCTGGTAAGAGATACAGTAGCTAATTTCCTAGTTGCACTATCTAATATTGTTCGTGGCTTTGATACTTTCAAAACTTCACTAGTCAGTATCTTAAAAACAATTCAACAGAAGATGATTGATTTAGGTCTGTTGGATGATAAAGCAGAATTAAATTTCAGAACCAAAATTGATACTAGTGAACTTGATATCTTACAGCAAAAATATACTAGTAAAGAAACTGAACTAAACCTTGCTATTTCAGCGGGTAAATCAGCAGATGAAATTAATCTATTAAAATCAGAGCTAACAGATTTAGGTGTTGAATATACTTCATTAGATGAAAAGATTTCTAAGGGTAAAGGACTACAAGCGCGTCAAGCTAATTATCAGAAGATTCAAGCAGAAATTAAGAAGCTAAAAGATTTAGAAAATGGTGTTGGTGCATTCACAAGTATTGATGAAGCTAAAGCTATTAATGCTCAAGCTAAGATAGTTCGTGAAATGCTTCAGGGTTATACTGGCATTGATAAACAATTAGAGAGAGCACTTAACCACAGTGTTGCAACTGTTGGTAATCATGAAAACCAAGCAGCTTTACTTACTGAAGTATCTGATATTTACAAGAATCAGCTTAATAAAGAAATTCGATCTTTTAATGCTAGCTATGAAGAAACTAACTCTTTGTTAGGAGCAACAGCAGATAAGCTAGACGATGCAGCTATTAAGCTAAAAAAACAGAACAATGAAATCTTAACTAATGGTCGTCAAACAAATAACACAATGAATGCTAATCTGAAGCATCGACAGCAAGCTATTAAGTTTGCAAAGGAAGCTGAAGTTGCAGAGGACAAGTTAACAGCTCTTTATAAGAAACAAGGCACATCATTAGAAGATATTAAAATTCAGATGAAGGCTAAAACAATCGCTTTATCTGATATGACTAGTTCAACACTAGTGTTATCTGATGAAAATCTAGCAAAAGAAAAACAACGTGTTAGTGCTTATTATTCTTTTGTTGTTGCTAAAGCTAAGAGTAAATATGCTGATTTGATTGCTGCTAACAAACAAATGATTGAACAGTCAGAAAATAAAATCAATTCCAGTGCTGCTGGTGTAGATGTTGAGGCTGAACAAGAAAACATTAAAGCTAATAATGCAGCTATTGTTAAGTTAGAAAAACAGCTTAATACTGAAATTTTGATTGCCACAAATAAACGTAATACTTCATTAGCTGGTTTGGAAATCAAAGCTAGTGAAGATAAATTACAACGTGTTATTTCTTTTAATGGTGATTACATTAGTTTGCTTACTCAGTCTCACAACACAGACATGGAGCGAGAGAAAACTAATACTGAAACTAAATTGAAGAATATACAATACTTCCTTTCTCAAAAGAAACGCTATTACGGTGCAGATTCAGAAGAATACAAAAAGTTAGTTGAGCAATCAGAGAAAGCAATTGTAAATATCAAGCTGAATTCAGAACGTAAACAACGTGAAATAAGATTCAAGGAATCTATGGAACGTTTAAGAATTCTTGGTTTGTCAGGTGAATTAGCTGTTGCTCAAGTAGACCAGAATGAAAGGAAAGAGCTAGATAGTTTAAAAGATGGTCTTAACGATAAGCTTGTATCTTATGAGGAATATGAAAAGCGTAAAACTCAGATTCAGAAAAAGTATGCTGATAAACGAGCAGATGTAGAGCGAGAGAATAGTAAACGACTTACTGATGCCTTTATTACATGGGCTGGTAAACAAAGTTCAGTAATCAATAGTTTTACAAATAACGATCTAGCTAATCTAGGTGATGCATGGAATAACTTCTTTGATGAAAACAGTGCTGGTTTTAAAGATTGGGGCGCAGTGTTTGAAGACTCAATGAAGTTAGCAGGTTCTTTGATTGGTCAAATTTCAGATATGTATTTCTCATCTAAAGAGCGTGAACTAGATGCACGTAAAAAAGCTTTAGACGATGAAATAGATAAACGAAAAGAATCTATCGAGCAAAACGATAGCATTACTGATCAAGAGAAAAAGAAACAGCTACAAGCTTTAGAGAAGGAAGAAAAACAACGAAACGCAATCATTAACAAAGAGCGTAAGAAAGCCTTTGAACAAAAGAAAAAGTATCAAATGGCTGAAGCTCTAATGAACATTGCAACGGGTGTTACTTCAGCTCTAACAGTTGCACCACCTGTAGGCTTTGTATTGGCTGGTATGGTTGCAGCTATGGGCGCGGCTCAGCTCTCTATGATTTCAGGCCAGCAATACTCAGGACAAGCACACAGCGGTATTGATGAAATCCCAAACACAGGTAATCAAACTTGGATGTTGCAAGGCGGTGAGCGTGTTGTTCAGAAGCCACAGAACGTGAAACTAAAGCGTTTCCTTGATGAATGGGATACACGCAAGGTTTCACAGCAAGCAATGAGCGAGCAGCTTGTTAAGGCGGTTTCAATGCAACCTAGTCAGCCTGTTGTTCAATCTGAAGCAGCTAACGATTCGAGCTACAGCATTGCTGATCAAGTGCAATCAACTTATCTAGAAAAGAGTTCAGACACGTTAGGCAGTGCATTACAACGCGATCTTACTAAATACAATCAGACGAAAGAAAAAGCGGGGTCGTCTTTTAAAGTTGATGCTAGTTTAACTATCGAAGGTAATGTTGTTGGTGAAACTGAATGGATTTCAGAACAGTTAACACAACATCGAGAACTAATAGCAGCTGAACTATCAGATTTAAAACAATCACACGGTTATTAATAAAGAGGCAATATGGCTATTGAAAATTTTCCTGACTTGATGCTGGCTAACGTCAAGGTATCAAGTGAGTTTTTTAATTGGAAACATACAAGCCAGAATAAAAGCACTCTTATGCGTTCGCGTGACTTACAACAATTTAAAGTTGAGTTTTCCATTGTATGTAAAAATGCAATGGATGCTCAACAGCTAAGAGGCTTTATTGCTTCAATTGAGGGTGACGGTTTACCTTTTTATATGAAGTTAAAAAAAGATACGGTTTCTTTAGGTGGTCTATATGGATCACCTGTTGTAACAACTGCGGAAGGTGCGGGAGTATCTAACATTAATGTTAGTGGTTTTTCTGGTTCATTCTTATCAGGTCAATTAATCCAATTCTTAAACGATCCAAAAGTATACACATTAACAGCGAACACAAAAAACAATGGTGTTCTTAAAGTTAAACCATCATTACGTAAACCTGTAGATTTACATACACCTGTAGTATTTGGTGATGAGGTTAAATTCAAACTACGCCTAGAAAAAGGTCAATATGATTTTAATTATAAAAACGGTGAAGTTCTTATTGTTAAATTCACAGCATTAGAGGATTTAGGGGGCTAATATGTTTAATCCGCGCTTAGGCACACCATATCTATTAACGTATCTGTTTTTCAAAGATAGTAATCTACACGTTCGATTAACTAACGCACCTTATGATATTGAATATAAGGGTGATCTTTATCGGTCATATGGTGATTTACTTTCTATCTCTAATCTAAATAGTAGTGCGAACATTAGCACTGAAGGGATGACAATCAAGCTAGTAGGTATTGATCCAGTTTATCAGCGAGAAATTCAAAACGAAAACTACCTAAACCAGCCTGTTAAAGTTTATCTTGTTTCAGTTAATGAGGGTGTAGTGACTTCAGATGAAATCATTCATTCTGGATATTTGGATCAACCTGTTTTCACAAAAGATCCAGATAAAGGAATGCTAACCATTACTTGTAAGACAGTTAATGAATTTAAACGACTTGATCAAACTAACGGCACTCGAACAGCTAATAGTGTTCAACAATTCTGGTTTCCTAATGATAAGGGGATGGAATACGCAGGTAAGAAACGATATGTAGGTAAATGGAAATAGGGGGCTGAATGAAAATAGAGAAACTAATTTCTATTCATGATTTCGTAGAGGATGTAAAAGAACAAGAATATAAAACTGGTGTCAATGATTGCTACATGAATGCGTTGAAAGTTGTAGATATTGTCTCAGGTTCATCATTTCATGAAACATTACTAAATAAATATAAGACGTTCAAAACAGGATTGAAACGAGCTAGTAAACTAGTTGGTTATTCTAATATTGATGAACTTTTAAAAGATTACTCAGTTGAAATGGAAAAGAATTACGCCTCAACAGGCGATATTGTTTTGATTGATATCAAACAAGATTATTTTGCTTGTTTAATTCATATGGGGAATTCGCTGTTTCAATCAGGCGATAAAAAACAAAAGGCCAGTTTTATTTCATTGGATGAAATAGAGGGCATGACTGCGCGTTATTTTCGAATAAAAGAAAGCAAATAGTAAAGAAAGGAATTAATAGAGCCACGGTTCGTTTGGATCGTGGTTCTTATGTATACAAGGAGAGTAGCAATGAATATTTCTATTAACACGGCAGTTCAAGGATCTAATAAATCTTTGAAACTGAGTGTGCATTAATGCCACCTGTAGCAGTAGGGGTAGCAATCGCAGCAGGCGCAGCAGCAGCCGGGGCAACAGCAGCGGCAGTGATCGGTATTGCAATCGCGGGAACAGTTGCAGCAGGCGTTCTAATGAATGCTATGAAACCTGATATTCCTAATTCGGATTTTGGTGCAGGTATTACCAACTCAGGCGCAGATGTGGTTATTCCTGTCGTCTATGGATGCAACAGAACAGGGTCAGCGTTAATTTATGAGCACATTAATGGTAAGTGGTTAACTTGCGTCTATGTCGTCTCAGAAGGGCGCATAGACGGCATAGACGAAATTTATTTGAATGGTAAGGCTGTAGGGATTCGACCACTTGAAAATCAAATCTATACGCTTTCTAAAAGTGATGGTGGTTTTGGTCAGGCAATCAAAATTCAATGTAATTTTGGTGGTGATAATCAGCAAGCTTTATCACTGGTAGATAGTCAATCATCCGAGTGGTCTAAGGATCACCGTGTGCGTGGTCGAGCATGTATTGCTGTATCAATGCACAGAGAGCTAGAAGAAGACACGGAAATCTTTTCACAACCATCATTAAACGCGATTGTTCGCGGTCGCCGTATCAAAGACATTCGAAACAATAAGATTGCATATAGTGATAATCCGGCTCTATGCCTTTATGACTATTTGACTAACAAGCGTTGGGGTGTTGGTTTAGATGTTAGCTCAATTGATACACGTAGCTTTATTGAAGCGGCTAACTACTGTGATTTAAACGAGATTCGTTTAACATGCAATGGGACTGTTAACCAAGCACAATCACTAAGAAACAATATTGATGAAATCTGTTCTAGTTTCCAAGGTAACTTAATCGAGACAGGCGGAAAATTCTATTGTTATGTTGATAAACCTTCACCAGTTGTTTATCACTTCAATGAAGGCAATATGATAGGTGCTAGCACTACTTCATATGGTTCTACTAGTAGTTACTTTAATCAACTTCAGATTAAGTTCAATGATGCAAACGATAGTGTTGAACCTTATTCAGAAAACTATCTAACTTTTCCTTCACAGAAAAACGATATTATTACTAAGGATGGTGAAGTTAAAGCGCAATCTATTGAACTGAAGTTTACAAAAGATAAAAGAGTTGTTGAATGGATTTCTAACGTAGAATTCAGACGCGCACAAAAGCGCGTTCATTGTTCTTTTAAATCGAATGATGAAGCATTTATGGTTAAGCCGTTTGATGTAGTTACGATTACTGATAATGAGCAAGGTTGGGATAAAAAGAAATTCCGTGTAGTAAAAACTGTTAAATCATTTGATGCTAAAAACTTTGGTGTTATTCAATTCTCATGTATTGAATATTCAGATTGGATTTACACAGGTAACGAAACGAGCTTAGGCGGAAAATCACCAAGTCATAAATTCCCTAATGAATACGAAGTGCCAACACCAAAAGCGTTGAAATGGGAACAGCTTTCTTTAGAGGATACAGGGGCAGGTAAACTAACATGGACTAACCCTGATTCTATTGTTATCCGTGAAACCTTAGTTGATTGGAAGCTTTCAACAGATGAAACATGGTCGCGCTACGGTATAACACATGGACAAGAAATTATTATCCGTAACGCTCGAAACGCACGTTATGATTTTCGTGTTGCTAACCGTAATGTGTTCGGTGTGCTTTCTAGCTTTGAATACCTTAACGATGTGAATATGACTGATCCAATGGTCTATCCAGCGGTTACAGGATTGAAGTTAAACACTTCAGCTACGAGCAAACTAACCATTGAAGGCGTTGATTTCTCCTTCAGTTGGGATGATATGAAAGCTGTTGATATAAAAGGGGAAGGTGCGGATGCAGACGGCAACGGTAATCTAGGGCGGTTTATCCGGCACTACGAGATCCAGGTTTATACAGGTAACACTTATAAGCGCACTGAGTTTATAACTGACAACAGTTATGTATATAGCTTTGATAAAAATGCTGATGATGGTCTAGAGCGTGACGTTACGCTAAAGGTTCGAATTGTTGGTAAAAGTGGCGGTGTTTCACCGTGGGCGGCTATTACAGCTACAAACGAACAGATGCCACAACTATCAGGCGTTGTTGTTGATACATCTTTAACTTCTCTTATGGTTCGCTATCAGCTACCTACACAACAAGATTTTCAAGCTGTTGAAATCCATCGTTCAACACAGAAAGGTTTCAAACCATTTATTGATACCTTATGGAAAGATACAACAGACAATAATATCACTGAAACATTAGACACAAAGGAAACCTATTATTTCCGTCTAGGCTCATATGATAAGTTCGGGCGTGATAATATTGTTTACTCTGATGAATATAGCGTAACTCTTAATTCAATTGATGATTATTTGACTAACATTGATGAGTCTAAATTATCACAAGATTTACAATCAAAAATTAGCGTTATTGATGAGAATAAAACGAATATTGTAGAAGAAGCAAAGGCGAGAGCTAATGCTATTACGAAAGAACAAGGCGAACGAGCAGCAGCTATAGAATCAGAGGCTACCACTCGAAAGACTGAAATTGAAGTAATAAGCAATCAGGTTAATACTCTTACTAGTATATCTAATAGTAATGTTGCAGATCTAAAAGATGAAAAAACAGCAAGGACAAATGCTGATAGCTCATTAGGTAAACGAATTGATTCTGTAGTTACTTCAGTTGGTGATAACTTAGCATCATTGAATAGCTCAGTTGAGGCTATTTCAGATAAGACAACAGCGAACGTTAATCAACTATCATCATTACAAACAAAGGTAGGAGATAACACAGCTAGCCTTAATGTGATTAACTCTAGCTTAAATGGTCTTACTACTAAATATGCAGTTCAAACAGATGTAAACGGTGTTCTTTCTGGTTTTGGTTTAATGAATGAAGGATTGAAAGGTTCTGAGTTTGCAGTAAACGCAAATAGTTTTACAGTCTTTAATGGTGTTGGTAATACGGTTCATGATAAATCTAAAACGTATTCAAAAGGAACTTATGTAAATAGTCCTGTTATTTTTTCTGAAAACGGTAAAGCTATTCAGTTTATGTATAAGGCTAAGAAAGATGTTCCTAGTTCTATTGATTTAACAAATGTTGATTATTGGGAATACTTAGGAAGCGCAAGACAGACAGCTTTTGAAGTTAAGGACAATAAAGTATTCATCAAAAAAGCTTTGATTGGTAAGGCAAGTATTGAAGAAGGTCATATTGCTAATGGTGCAATTACTAACCTTAAAATAGGTAATGTGATTCACTCGAATAACTATAAAGCTGATAATAGTGGTTGGTGCATTAATAAAGATGGTTCTTCAGAGTTCCAGAACATAAAAGCGCGTGGTTTGATTGAATCCTCACAAATTAGAGGCTCAGTTATTGAAGGTGCTTTAATCATTGGTTCATCTAAGGTAACTGTTCCAACTGAAGCTGATGATGGTGATAAAGGCACAGAAGCAGAACCGCGTTACTTATGTTTGCCTACTAGTAACGTTAATGTGAATGCGCCTAATGATTGGGCTTTAGGAACAATCGACACCGAAAATAAACCAGCTACTAGCGATACAGCACAAACTAGTGTGAGTAATGTGGTATCGGCTAATTATACAAGTGATGGAAAGATTCAAGAAACTGGTGGTGAATGGGTTTGGAAGAACATGCAACGTCATCGACTGTGTGGTCAAAAGCCTGTTTTTAGTGGCACTTTTTCACCAATGCATACAGAGTTAATTCCAAGCATGTTAGGTGCGCCTGATCCAAGTGTATCACCAATAAAAGGCACACGCTCGCCTAATACATTTACATTGTCGCTAGGTATTTATGACAATAAAGATAGAGAGCTTAAAACCATTAGTTCAGGCACTATTACAGTTAACTTTAATAATCTTATTGGTAAGTCATCAGGAGCACAATCTCAATTAGCCTCACAAACAATCACCATTGATAGGGATGGTTGTCGTTGGGTGTTTAATGTTCATTTCATGTTGGCGCATGATTACAATGGATTTCAAGCGAAATATACATATTTCCATTATATTGATAATATTTCTTTTACGGTTACACCATTGAATGATCTTTTCTCTTTTAATATAGAAGATCAAAAAGGAATGTATGCGCGTTCTTCTGTTTCTATTAGCGGCATGGTTAATTATTATGGTAGTGGTATGTATCTAGGAGGGCCGGAAATTAAATTTTATTGGCTAAGGCGTTCTAATACAAAAATAAATACATTTAATATGACTATCACAGGTAATTAAAAATGGTAACGTTACAAAGTAGCGAGATCCCATTCGAATATCAAATAGCGAAAACTATGTTAGTTTGCGGCAAAGATTTTGCCGCAACTGATTTAGCTGTAAGGATTATTAAAAAAGTAATACTTATGGATAAAACTGTTTATGTCGAATCGGATACAGGCACAATAAATAGAGAGCATCATACAAATATCGTTAATGATGTATCTAAAGCAGATTATAAAATTTACATAAATAAATACACTTGTCAGCCGGATATTTTATATGAGATTGAAACTGATTGTGATTATGAACCTGAAAGGTTTATTCCTCTTAAATATCATCTAACTGAATATCAGGCATTAGGCAAAAACGAATACCAACAGCAATTAAAAGAAACTGATTTTAAAATCCTTAAGGAGTTAGAAAAAATGTTCTTACAAGATCACCCATTAGTAACACAACGAAATGAATTACGAAATGGATTTAATAAAACTGTTGGCAAATTAAAAGAAGAAGGAGCTATTAATGACAGCAATGGACGAGTGGACGATTAAACGGGGAGATACATTTTTCGTAGAATATGAATTATACGCTGGAACGAATCCTGAAAATCTAATTAAACGGATTGATTTATCACAAGTAGATATTACTTGTAAGTGTCGTGTTTCACCTAATGATCCAGTTGTAATTGATATTACACCATTTATTACAGTAACCAATGCTGTAAGTGGTGTATTTCAAATCAAAATCCCACCTAGTAAAACAACCGAGTTAGGTCAGGCAGGCCAAACACATTTCTTTTATGGTGATATTCAAATTCAAGAAAAAGTAGCACCACAGGATGAAGAAAAAGATGTAGAGACATTAATGGATCTATCTATAACCGTTGTTGATGATTACACATATACAGCGAAGGGTGGCGATTCTAGTTTCTTACTTTAATCATAAATAAAGAATAGAAAACAATAATTGTTTTAATCAAAGGAGTGATTAAAATGGCGATAGTGGTTAAAGTTGATAAATCACAAATATTATCAGGCCAAACGTCTGATTCTTATGTTGTGCGCAAACAAGCAGGAAGCACAATTATAGTTCGTTCACAGATTCTAGATAAAACTAAGTCTCTACGTGAACTAAAAGATTTTCCTGATTCGTATACAGGTGCAGCAGGTAAAGTAATTGCTGTAGATAAAAACGAAATAGGTGTTTATTTTAAAGAAATTTCACCTTCTTCTTTGAACGTATATACGAAAGAAGAAGTAAACAAAGATATTGAAAACCTACAATTAAACAAGGCTAATCTAAAAGACAGTAACACCTTTACGAGTAATCAAACTGTAAAGGGTGATATTACTATTTCTCAAAATGAAGATAAGGCTAATACAACTACTTTTAAAGTAATTGATGGTGGTCTTAATGTAGATCTAGTTAACCAGAACGAAAGCCAGATTGTTAATTTCAACCTAAGTAATCTAGATCAAAGCCGTTCTAGTGATAAAGGCAAAGATTCTAATTCAGGCTTAATTAAGTTCCAACAAAATAAAGAAGGAACAAAAATTCTTGTTGGTAACGATGAAGTATTAACGACTGAAACAGTTAGCAAGAATATTCCTACTCAGGGTGTAATGGAAGCTATGCTAGCGGCTAATAATGATCGTTTCGCAGCAAGTGGCTTTGTTCATATGGGGCAGAATTACCCGCCAGCAACAGGCATAATTAATGATGGCATGTGGTCGTATATACACGGAGCATTTCCTAACCGTCTATTCCTCGGAGCAACATCAAAACCTAACGCCCATCTGGGTGGATCCAAAACAGTTACCCCTTATGTAAACATTGCAGGTTTCATCTCAAATCTGGCAAATATTAACTCAATTAACGAGTCGCAGTTGGTTTTCCCCGAAGCCGAAAAAGGCACCCGCACATATAATTCTAAAACTGGCGAAACAGTTGATTATCTGACAGACATTGATCCGAAATATGGGGATGTTGCTCCTACAGTTAGCGAAGCGGTTAGTCGAGCTTGGGAGTTTGAATTAAAAAATGGTGACTTCAGGTTTGAAGATAGTCATTGGAGTAAGCAAGGCGGTGGCATTTTTGACCTATCAGGTGGACGGGCGAAAATATCAGGTAGAAATGCATTTATTGAGACATCTAGCCGTATTTCATTTGTTGCTGGTGAAGAATATGTCATCGCCGGATATGTCTCAGAATTAGTTGGTAGCGTTCAATTTCGTGTTAGGGATACATCGGGATATCAATTAGCAAAATCAATTAGTTCTAATGGATATCATGAGGTTAAGTTTACAGCAACAACTACAGGTTCTTTTAGCCTTTTATTCTATTGCTCTGGAACAGGCGCAACAGTTGAACTTCGAAATTGTAGTGTTAGAAAAGCATCAGAGCAAGTAGTTACAGAGCGTGTTGATTTAGTCGCTATTGAAGCATTTATGCGCCCAATTCATAAAGGCGATCATGTTTATCCTAACGGTTGTATTCAGTCACTAGCGACAAAAATGAACGGTATTGTGACTAGTGATGATGCTAGTCGTCCAGATTCATTCTTTGCTATGTATGACGGGCAAGTAGGGCTACGTGGGCGAGGTGTTAATTTCCATGCTTGCAGTGCTAATGATCAAGATGTTTTAACTAATGACCCTGATAACAATATCTATCGCATGGTAGACGGCACAATCTGCCAGTGGTCAATCCGCGCTAGAACGTTTAAAGGCGTTGGTAATGGCGATTGGTTTAACACAATGCCCTTAGCTACGGATTTGAAATTTAACAACGTTAATTTTGTAAAGCCGCAGGGTATTAAAGACGGTATTGAGTCACCCTTTGGTGAGCACAACAAAGGGTCTAGTGGTTATTTCGCTAAATCAAGCAATGTTAAGTTTAACGGTGGGGCGGGTGTATTTGGGGCAATTAACCCAAGCAATACGGGATACGATAAAACTATTGCATACAACGGCTTATGCTTCCTATTGCCAATTTGCACCGTTCCTAGACTTAATCAAGGTGCTGATCATCCCTCGCTAAATCCTATGGGGACTGCTGGCTGGCGGAGAGGGGATGGAGATAGCAACACTTACACATGGTGGGGTGTATCGTCACATCTCCAAAAAACAAGTAAGGATTGTTTTAAATACTTACCTAGCGGTTCGCAAGAAGGCGGTGGTGGTAATTGGGGTGGACAAATTGGACACTCTCCGAAACGCCCAGATGGCCGATTCCACAATGCAATCTACGCAGATGGCTTAGGTGGTGTTAATGATTTGCGTCTTAGTGCTCATAAAGTAACAGCAGAAGATTACGCAAGGGTTGATGCAAAGGTTAAAGCGGGAACGTATCGCGGTGCTGAGAAGCTGAAACTTATCCGTATCAGTCAAAACCCAACACTAAACACAGTATCAACCACTCCGTATTGGTTCTTGGATAATAAATTTGTAGGGTTAGTTGATAACGGTGAGTTTACAAAGGTGCATATCGTTGATGGAAATACTGTTATAGCCTCATTGCAACGACATGAGCTGTTCTACACCACCGCCAAACTGGATGGAGCATCTAACGAGGTATATATTCGCACTAAGGATAGCTATCCACGCACACCTGATACATATATCGTGTTCGAAATGGAAGCTGATATCTCTGTATCCGGTGAGTTCCAAATGACAGAGGTGATTGGTTCACCTGACAATATCGTTAAGTGTGAAACATTGAAAAATGGTTGGTTGGGTGTATGGAATCCAATTATACCCGATGGGAATCCCGCTACTTGGTTTAAATTTTCAAGAAAATCATTTGTGAAAACATCATCAGGGGTTAACACCAAAGACAACGGTTTAACGTGGGTAAATAGCACTCCGTATATAGATCCAATAACAAATGCAACTACACTTGGTGGACACAATGCGGCTGGGCGTATTGGTGTTTACCCATACAAAGCTTTCGCTCATCAAGTTGAAGATTGTAATAATTCTCCTGTTCAGGATTTCATAGCGGGTATTGGTGATGTGTTTGCAACACAGGCTTACTTATCTCAGCGAGGCGGGTTATTAGCAGAAGCCCTTATTACTAAAATACCTACAGCAACAGCAGCTAAACGCTACCTGCAAACATTAGCATTACAAACCAAAACATTACTTGATAATAAACTAAACAGTGACTCTATCTATAGCTGTCAACACGTTGAAGTGTCTATGTTAGGAGGGGATAACTCGCCAGCAGTTAAATGCTTGGATACTCGTTCAGCCGTTAATGATCAAGCTTACCTTGATTATCACTTCAAAGAATTGGTTTGGGATGAGACTTCGAAAAGTTGGGGTGATGAGTCTAATCAAATGCCTATTGGTAACAAAACGGCTGTAATGACAGATAACAATGGAAACTCTGTTCTGTTTGGAACAAAACGTTTAACCATGCCGATTGGTTGGTTATAAGCAAGGGGTAATTATGAAACGATATAATTATATTAAAAATGAAAGAGAAGGCGTTTCAGGTTTAGTTACTACCGAGCTTGAAACCAAATCAATCAAGGATGTAGAAACAGTAATCAAAACTGGTAAAGATAAAGCCGTCATTGACGGCTTTATCGAAATGTATCTAACAGGTCTGTATCCATACGCGAAAGTAGAGGAAGAATACATTTCTAACGAAATGAAACTATCTGAACTGTTAGCAGGGGATGAAGTTAATCAGGGTGCTATTGATGCTTGCTACGGTGTTCGAAAGAAGCTTGAAGAAGGCAAGCAAGAACATAAGACAACGGTTATTGATGCAGAAGGAAACGAAATTGAAGTAATCGAGGTTGAAACGTTTGACGCTTATCCGTGGTTAGCAACTTATCGCGGAGTTGAGGATGCACCCAAACCACCATCGTATGAGTTTAGTATTGATGAATGGAAGATAGAGCATTGTCAATTAATGCGTAAGTGGTCGTATCCTGATGTTCGAGATCAGTTAGATTATCTGTATCACTACGGTATAGAAGCATGGAAAACAGATTTAGTTGAACCAGTAAAAGCTATGTTTCCAAAAGAGTAGGGGGCAGAATGAATATAGACGTTAGTGATTTTATTCTGTTTGGTCTAACGGTTGGATGTAGTGTTATTGGCTGGCTAATTAATCAAGTTATGGCATCTATTGAAAAGTTAGAACTACAGGCCGATGAGTTCGAAAACGAATTACAATTACAAAAATTAGAAGCGCGGGATGTTTCAAACGATTTGAAACACCTAACACAAACCGTTGATCGTTTATGTGACAAGATAGATAAATTGTTAGATAAGGGATGA